AGAGGAGAGAGCTTTGATGATGACAATTATATAAAGTTAATTGAACGATTAAAAGCAAATAACATTAATGTAATTATAACAAAAGTTAGTGAAGTTAACGATTTAAAAATAGAAAAAATATAAACAATCGGCGTGCCAGATGCCAAAATAAATCTGCAGGGCAGCAGTAAAAAAAAATATGAAAGCACAAATAGAAAAGCAGTTACAAGAGATTAGCAAGTTAGCTGTAAAGTTAGAAGTAATTGTCGAAGAAAAGTTAGACAATGAATTTGCAGGTATACTGCAAAAATGGGCAGATGCAACTAATTATGATATGTTGCAAAAAGAAGATTTAAGGCGTTTAAGGGTGTGTAGTAGGTTTTGTAGTTGTTATGGTATGGAGGCTGTGTACTATTTGGAGGCATGTGAAGCAAAATTATATTATGTAAGTAAAATTGATTATGATGAGAATAATTTTAAGTATGAAAGAGGAGTTGATTTCAAGACACTTCAAATATATGATAAGATATCTATTATTAGAAGCTTAAAAGACGTTTTTGAGAAATATATAGAAGATTTAAATTATTACATTGAAACAATTAAAAAATTGGAGGAATAAAAAATGGAAACACAAATTAAAAAAAGTGAAAATCTACCTTTAAAAGATTTTTTGAAGCAAGACCACGTAATTAAAGAGTTTGCTAAATTAGTGCAAGACCCGACAAACTTTATAATGTCGGCTATAACTACTATCCAGCAGAATAACTTTCCAGCTGATATAGACCGAAATAGTGTGCTATTTGGGTTAATGAATGCAGCTATTTTGAAATTACCGATTAATAATAATTTTGGACTTGCATATCTTATACCATACAGGGATAATAAGAAGGGCAAAACTTATGCACAATTTCAAATTGGAGCAAAGGGCTTTATAGCATTAGCAATTCGTAGTGGTTTAGTTATAAATTTTAGCACAACTGAAGTATACGATGGACAATTATTAGAATTCAACCCTCTAACAGGTTCGAAATTTGATTTTTCAAAAAAGCAATCAAATAAAATAATTGGGTTTGCATGTTATCTTGAATTAAAAAATGGTTTTAAACGTACTGAATTTATGACATATGAACAAATGATGGCACATGCAAAACGATATTCGGAAAGTTTTAAGCATAATCAAGGGGCGTGGGTGACTAATTTTATTGAAATGGGCTGTAAAACAATAGGAAAATTAACATTAAAAAAATACATGCCATTTTTGACTGATGAAATAGGACGTGCATTGCAGACAGACCAAGCAGTTATAGTAGGTGAAAATGAATTCGTATATATAGACAATGAAAACGACGACGATGTAGTTAATGAAGTAATTACAAAAGAAAATAAAGAAACTAAAAAAACGACTAAAAAAACGACTACAAAGCAAGATGAAGATCAAAACACTGATAATGAAGTAGTTACAGAACAAAGCAATGTAACTACTGATGTAGATAACGAAATAGATGACACTGAAATACCATTTTAGCTATGATAAAAGTTAGTATTTTCGGGACAGGGAGCGACGGTAACCTGTCCCTCATTGATGACGGAATTACTGCAATTATGGTAGATTGCGGTTTAAACACAAAAATAATAAAAGATGTAAGCATTTACAATAGACTAAAAGCTTGCATAATTACTCACGAGCACAACGACCACGCAAAATATAAAGATAAAATTAGTGAAATAGTAGATATAATTACTGATACTACAACTAAAAAAATTGATAACTTTGAAATAACTACAGTAGAGGCATTTCACAACGTAAAAAATATTGCTGCATACATCTATAATAAAGCAGAAGATATAAACATTATGTGGGCAACTGATTACTATAAAATTAGCAAGTTATATAACGAAATTGACTATATTTTTAGTGAAATTAGCTACGATGACGACATTTTGAATGAAGCTCTAATTAATAAAAACGTAGAATATATGCACTATAAAGGTTTGCTAAATCATATGTCTTTGCAGCGTTTTTGTAACTTATTAAAGAATGTTAATTTAAACTTTTTAAAAGGCATAGTAGTGCTACACGAAAGTAACTATTTAGATAGAATTATAGCTATAGACAAAATTAACGAAATCACAAACGGTAGATGTTCTATATTTTTTGGCAGAGGCGAGTATTTATTAACAAAAGAAAAAATTTTAAAAACAGGAGGCAATTATGAAAAACATTAAAAAAGTAAAAGAAAATATTATGTATTATTTTGCTTTACAAAACAATAAAGACATAAACGCACGTTGCTCTTTAGAAAGTGACTTGGCAAAATTAATTTTTGAAAATTTAGTTATGGACGGTGAACAAGGCAATTATAGACTTTCGTATTATTTTAGCAAAAACGATTTAAACGCAATATTAGAATGGTTCAAATTTGAATTTAAAATTGACTATCACGAACTTTTAGATATAAATACTGCATTAGAAAAATTCACAGAAAAATACAACGAAAATTTCAGAGATTTTGCGTGTGAAGTTTTAGATTTTGCTTGTCAAAGCTTTGCTAATGAGGTAATATACCAGTTTTTTGACACAAACCTTGATAACTACTACGACGAAGATGATGAAGATGACGAATACTACGATCCAAACGAACGTATTGATTAAACATTTAAAAATTAAAGACATATGAAAAAGCAGACAGAAAAAAGAAGTAAAATTGTTATTTATAAAGTAAATTCAGACTGTCATAGCAGGCTTCAGGGTAGTTGTGTAAAGTGGTTTAGATACCAGTATAGTGAATACAAAGACCTATTATTTGCAATACCAAATGGACTACCGATTTTTGACAAAGAACTACGAGTAAAAATTTACAATCGTTTAAATAAAGAAGGTTTGAAAGCAGGTGTACCAGACTTATTTTTAGCAGTACCAAAGGGCATTTATCATGGTGCGTTCATAGAGATTAAGTATGGGGATGATAGATTACGCAAAAATCAGTTCGATATGATACAATTATTAACTGCACAAAATTACAAATGTTTAGTAGTTAATAGTTTAGATGAGTTTATAAAAGGAGTAGATGAGTATTTAATTATAAAATAAAAAAATTATGGAAACGCAGGAAAAATATGTTTGTGAAATTGAATTTAAAAAAGATTTTGAGCAACTAAAAAGCGAGTTTGAACGACATAATCTAGATTTGAACGAAGATTATAAAAAAATCATGTATGCTATATTAAAAGAGATTGTAAAAAGTAGAAAAGTTAGATTAAAATTAAACTCTACTAAAACTCCATTTATACCTCAAATTCAGCTTTCTATCGAAGATATTTTAAGATTAGCTGAACTAGATAATACTAAAGAAAATGAAAAATTAGTTAGAAACGCTTTATTTGCTTTAAGTGTTTATAATTACGAATTTATATATGATACTATTAAACTCGACGATGGAAGCTACAAAGAGTTAAATTATTATATAGCTTATACATGTGTAATTTTTTACATTGAAAAAATATATGACAACTATAACAATGTAAAATATTACGAAATAGAACCTTCAGCGTATGTTTTAGAGCTGTTTAAAGAGTATTTTGTAGTGTATCAAAATCATTAAAAACATTGATATAAATCAATCGCAATATTGACAAAAAACAATTAAAAACTGCTAAAAATTAGTATGTTTTAAGCAAAAATTTAGTTTAATTTTATAAAAAATTTAGTAATAATTTTTATAAATTTTAAAGGGGAGTAAAAACTCCCCTTTTTTTTATATCTAAATTTATTACCGCACCTTTTTGAAAAAACAACTTATTAATAATCAAATAGTTACATTTTTCTTTATTTTTTTGTCATTAAAATTTGGCATTTATTACCCCTATTTTTTGTCAATAAAATTCTTATGTCCTATTTATTCTATTTCAAAAATTTTTGCTAATTTTGGATAAAAATCAAATAAATCAAATATATAAAAAAATGGGCTATAGATATACAAAAGAAAAAATTTTAAAAGATAGTTTAAAAATTATTAAAGATAAAAAGCCAAGTGATATTGAAAAATTGATTTTTTTATTACGTTGTTCATCGCAGACATTTTATAGGTATATACGACCTGGTAGTAAGGAAATGTTGGAGATATTAGCAGAAATAGAATATCAAAACGCAGTTATCACTACTAAAGCGCAAGATTTATTATTAAAAATGGAAAATAATCCAACTGCTCTAATAGCTACTATAAGAATGCGTGGTACTGATAAAGATAGAATGGCGCTCAGCCAAAATATCAACGTAAATGCTAATACTACAATTAATTACGAAGACGTTAAGAAGTTAGAAGTAAATATAAACAAATTGAGTATTGAAGAGCAACGAACCTTAAATGCTTTATTAGATAAAATTAGAGATGAATAAACAAAGCAAATTAGATAAAGAGTTAGAGATAGCAGCTAAAAGGAGCTTGCTCAAAAACAGCTATTACGATTTTTTCAAATTATTTTGGAGCACTCTAAATCACGAAAAACTCGTCGATAACTGGCACGTAAAGTATTTGTGCGATGAACTACAAAGCGTTGCAGAACGTGTTTTTAAACGAGAAAAAAAGGAGCACGACATAATTATTAACATACCACCCTCAATGTCCAAAACCTCTATTGTAAACATTTTTTTTCCGTTATGGTGTTGGATAAATGATTATT